TCTGATTTTGAACTTGAACAAAAGTTCCACGAACAAAATATACACCTTCCCCAATTGACATCGCAGATCCAATCGCATTCGCATCAAATGCTAAAGTATTTGCAAATGGTTCGCCTGCAGCGATTACGGTTGAACCATAAATTATATCTTTATCTGCGATTAAGCTTTCTCCATCACTAAATTCTTCAGTAGTAAAATCGTCACCTGAGTTTTCATATCTAATATAAAAAGTTAAAGTCTCTCTAACAGAATCTTCTTTTGATAATATTTTTTGTATTGATGCAGTTACACCTGATGTTAAACCAGTAATTCTTAATCCTACTAACTGATCTGTATATAATGATACTGGAATACCTAAAAATCTTTCTTCAACTTGAATACATGTAAAGTTAATATCTAAAGTTAAGTTGCCTGGAATTACCTTTGAACCCTCTTTAAAAAAATGAGTACCAAATTGTTCAATCTGATTCTGTAGAATCGATTGTAAAGTGGTTAGTTCCCTTGCTTGAACTGGAGATCCTGGCTTGAAAAGAACTCTAGAAAAATTCTTATTCTTATCAAAATCGTCAAAGTATGGCGATACGTTTAAATTGGTTTCCTGTGGCATGATTTTTTAAAATTCCAGTACGATCTTGATGTCTTCTTTTTGCTGTGAACTGCGAGTAACAGCAGCTCTATTATCAACGTAAATGATATCACCGCTATATTTTTTCACCTCTGGGTTAGCAACACCTTTTACGAAACTCATTCCTAAGTTATAAGTCCTACTATTTATCGAGGTAGAAAGACCAGGCGATAGAGAGGTTCCGAAGTTGGTATCTATATTTAGATTACTTGTTCCGCCAAATATAGTTGTTCCAGCTCCAGCTGCAGGGTCAGCGTTGAATCTGAATAATTCAAATCCATATGTCGGTGCAGTTCCGTCTGTTGATATTGCAAGTCTTCGATCTTGCCAATACTTAAGAACACCTGTGGTTGCGTTGTAATTAATTACACGACCCACAGCAGTTGAACCAATACCAATTTCTTGAGTTACCTCTGAATCAGCAGTGAATGTTGTAGTTGTAGATCCAGCACCTGTGAGTTTCAATGCGTAAACGGCACTCGCTTTTGAGAGAGTTAATTTATTATCAGAACCAAACGCAAGAGGATCTCTACAAAGACCTACACGAGAAAACTGATTTCCTGTAATAAAATCAGGGTTTGATGTATCGTTTTCTAAACGAGAGTAAATTAACACACGATTCGCACCAAGTTCTCGATACACATCAGCACCATGCCCATCTTGAGGTGGGATAATGACATTAAATGCAGCGTCTGTGGAACCTGACGGATTTGTTAGTCCAACGTCACTTAATCCGACAGAACCAAAAGTATAATTAGAACCACCGTTAGTTATTTCAACTGAGTCAATTTTACCAGCAGCGTTTACAACAACAGAACATCTACCACCACTTCCATCACCTTTAATAGGAACATTATTGTAAGTTGCAGCAGTTCCATAACCAACACCACGATTTGTGATTGTGACAATTTTTAGTTGTCCACTCGTTGCAGCATTATTTCTAACCGCAGCCACGTCATTATTAGTTGACCAACTCTGTGGTAGAGGTATAAAACTTGTTGAATCAAATTTGATAATACTATTTGGGTCAATCGTAAAGAGATACTTCCAGATGTATCCGTCTCCAGATGCACCAGCAGATCTTGGTTCTAAATCTGTGAATAATGGTTCATCAAGAGATGGTCTTCCAGTAGTGTTTTCTGGATTTGTTCCATTCTGTAAACAAACATAAACACGGAAGTTTTGATTCATTACATAATAATTTGTGTCATACAAATTAGTTGAACTAGTTTGTGGTGACAAGTTTGATCGAGAATAATCGTCTCGATACATCTCATATGTTGTACCTGATGACCAAGTTATCTTTCTAACGACTCTTGCAATATCATCTGAATTCAACTTCTTGAGTGCGATCATTGTATCCCAATAATCTCTCTCTTCACTAAAAGAATCTTTTGGTGAAGGTGGATTTTCACTCCAATCTGACTGAAAATCTGTTGGGTTAGGAAGACCAATCCACGCATAATAACTATTCGTAGTTGAAGCTATCCCCGCTACAAAATTCTCAGAGTTTAATATTCGCAGTTGATCAGTTATAATTGCTGACATTTTATCAATGACTTTTTGTTTTTATTTATATCAAGAATAGGACTCTTTTAAATCACTAGTTCTAATGATTATGGGGCCAGTCTTAATTCCTGTGATACCATCGTTGGTAATCGCTGTAAATGCCTTAGTATCCTTCTTAACGAAGTCGTGTAAACGACCCCATGAGAATTTACCAAATGATCCACTTCCAATACCAATACCCTCAGTTGAACTAACACTTACAGTTACTCTTCTCAAAGCAGTCGCACCAATACCAAGAGCAGGCCCTTGTATAGTTTTAGCACTATGCACCTTGTATATATTATCTAGGAAGGAAGTTCCGATTCCAACTGTTGTAATTCCAATTGGATTATCATATGATGTTAAACCACTTCCAACATTACTATCAAAAACAGTGAAGTAATATCCAGATGCAATACCACTCACAGTTACAGCAGTTCCAACCACTGATGCATCACGAAGAACAGAACCTTTTGGAATAAACAAATCAAACTGTAATGCTGTTCCAATTCCAGCAACAGTTGATGTTCCGATTCCAACCACTTCACCAAAATCACCTTGATATTTAATACTTCTTAGTTCGTCTTGAGTTACTGCCTCTGGTTCTACCATAACTAAGGGTGGACTTGTATGTGTGTATCCAAATCCAGCGTATGTAACTGTGATTGCAGATATTGTTCCAGCAGCAGACACGGTTGCATCAGCAGTCGCATTTCCTGATGTTGTTCCAACTCCAGCAGTAATTGTACCTATTCCAGCAGTAACACCGATAGAAACTTTTGGTGCAACAGTATATCCAGAACCACCATCAGATATTACAACACTGGTTATTGAACCACCAGCGGAAACAACAGCAGTTGCAGCGACTCCAGTTTTAGTTGTGCGGTCAAGAATTAAAACTTTCTGTTTAACTTCAACAAGATCATCTACTTGACTAAACAATGGAACTGCTGTATCTGTAAACACCTCACTTGAACCAGCAGATACATTCTTAATGATATATGCAGTAGGTCTAATGTTAGCCTCTAATTCAACTCTATCTTTACCAATTCCAATATTATTTACGAATACATCTTGTGTTTGTTTCTTCCAAGTTACTGGTCTCTCAAGTGTTCTAACAGTTGTGATTCCAGCCTTAACATAAGTGTTTGTAGTTACTGTATCAGAAGTTGTGATACCTGTAACTGTTCTTGGTTCTTGTTGGAATGCATCATCTAAACCAATATCAGGATATTTATTAATTGTTAATTGATCACCAGTTTTAACTGTTTCTAAAATATCAACCTCAAGAACATCATCATCAGAGGCACGATAGTAGTAAATTCTTAATTTATCATCAGCTTTAGGAGCTTCAGAAAATGTAATTTGTGAACCACCACTATACACATAACTTTCATTAGGAACTTGGAGAATATCATTCAAGAATATTAAAGTGTTATCTGCAACTTTAATTGGGGATCCTTTTGCAGCTCTTATAGTAATCGGTGTTTCAACTGCACCTATAGTTTTAGTGATTGGGAATGATCTTCTGTCACCATCAAATAAATCTTCAAATGTGTTTAATTTTTCTAACTCACCAAATGTGAATCCAGCAAAACTATCATTAAACGTGTCAATAACAGTTAATTCAAAGTCCTTAACCACTTTATTAGCATCTGTTAGAATACCAGCTTGACCACCCTCTTCTATCTTAAGAACATCATTAATTCTATAATTATATCCAAAGTTTGTAATTTGGAAACTAATTATACTAGATGCAGTACCAACACGAACTGATATAGATGCACCGATACCAGTAGAACTGCCAACCAATCTTAAATTTTCATAATTAAGTGGTTTTTCAAACTCAAGAACTGGAGGAGTTGCAGAACTAAATCCAGAACCACCACCATTTGTAATAGTAACAGATGTAACTATACCAGCAGATACATTTGCCTTACCTATAGTTACAATACCAGAACTTCCACGAGCCTTAACGAGTATATTTGTTTGTAATCCAACTCGATATCCAGAACCACTATTTCCAATGGATACAGATTCAACAGTTCCAGCAGCAGATACAATTGCAGTTCCACCAGCAGCCACTAAAGGTTGATATCCAAAGTTTGTAGTCTCACCAACAGAAACTATAATACCACCTCTAGGCACTGAGGATATGTTTACATCATAATTATTTGTAGCTCCGACACCTGTGAAACTTACAGAAGTAATACCAGCAGTTTCAACAATATTATAGTCATCATTTGGATTCTGGAATATTTCATTCAGTAAAATAACACCAGTGTTTGTCGCAAATCCAGTTACGTTTGAACCAGCAGACTTCAAAACAAAGTTAGTTGCGATTCCTGTAAACTGTTCTTCCACAGTATCAAATACAAAGTTATCTGTATAAGTTTCTTGTGTTCCGCCAGGAACTCCAGTTCGAGTGAAGATTCTACCAGCAAACGTAGATGTAGTTGTTAAACCAGCTGGGCCTTTTTCACCTTTAGGTGGATCTGTAAAGTTAATCGTATCTTCAACAATCTGATAATTACCTAAGAATTTAGTAACAGTATCACCAGCGCTGTGATTTGCGATTGCAGAATTAAGTCTTCCTCTTCTTACAAGTATTCTATTTGTAGATCCAATACCAACAGTATCAATCTTCATAAATTCATCATTAACTTTGATTACATCACCTGAGAAGAATGATGATATACCTGTTATTGTAATAAAGTCAGTTTCTAACGCTGCATCGAATGATAGTTTGACATTTACAGGAGACTGTATGACTGGACTTTGAATATTGTTATCGAGAGTTATCAAAGCCTTAGAGTTAAGATTCTTTGCAGTAAATGAGTGAGTTGTTCCAACTCCAACAGCTGATATATCAATGGCTTTTGGAATAGGTTGAAGAGCCTCAGTTGCCGTTCTAGCAACTTTAAATTTATTTTCTGCAAGTTTAATTGCAAACACTGTAGATGGTAATTTTGTAGTAACACCAATTCCACTAATCGATGTCGCTGCGATACCAATACTCATTGTTGTACCAGCACCAGTTGGTGTGTAAGTTAACTCTTCACCAGACTGGAAGAAGTGATTATTAACTATAAATGTGTCATTTGTAATATCAACCACGGCAGCATCTGATGAATCAAATGTTTTATGGAATATTGGGTCTCCAGCATGTTTTAGAGGGAATGAAAACTTAATATCATTCTCTGTTCCAGTGTATGAACCTTCAGCAGACTTTAATCTAGAATTTGTAAATGTAACAAAACCAACTCCACCTGTTCCAGTTTCTGTAAAGTTGCGTTGGAATACTTTTGTTGTAATCGCTGTGTTTTCTGGAGGAGTTAAACGAAGTTCAATGTCGCCACCAGATGCTGTTGAATAACCAACACCAATCACTCCAAGTCCAGATGTTGAAGTGTTATTTGTTGAGAAGTTATCTATATAACCAAACTCTGTAAAGAAAGGTTCACTACCATCATGAATCGCAGTTACTTGAGTAACAGCGTATTTGTCATTTGTTGTATCATGTATTTCGATTAATGCGTCAAAGGCGGTATATGTATTTGAATTGATACCACTAATTCTTGTTGCTTGTGGAGTTCCTGTAGCTGCAATATTAGTGGTTGTAGATAATAACTCTGTAAGTGAGATAGTTGTGCTTCCAATGCCTGTAGCAGTTGAACCTATAGATGTTTGATGAACTCTCATCGTTACACCAATTCCAGTCTCAGGAGTAAAGTAAACACTTGTAATACCAGACCTTACATCTGCACCAAATGTTCCAAGTCCGACACTTGGAGCGTTAGTTCCAGATATATTATCATTAATCATCTGAGCATAATCTAATAGATATACCTCTTCACTATCATTCAACACAACTAACTCATTTATTTGAGTCCTTTCCTGACCACCCAATTCTTGTGTTTGAACAAGTAATTTAGTTGTTGTAACCGCAGTGGTTCCGAACCCTACAACTTGAACTGGAGATGGATCTGTAGAACCGATACCAGTTGATGAAGATATGATACTAACACCAACTCCAACATTTATTTCGGTTCCAATATCTCCCTCAGCAGCGATTGTATTTTTAAATGTTTCTTGTGCAAATATTCTTAATGAATAATTATTAAACTTAGATTTAGCTGGAACAAATCTTAAATTACCTGTTGTCCCTGTAATTGCAAAATCAAAATCACCAAGATCAATAGATGTTTCCACACGACCAAACTTCATCATATAACCGATAGATCTATCATGAAGTAAGTTAACCTGAATTATTTCTTTTTCACCTGAAAATCTAGTGTCAAAGAGTAAAACATAGAACTTAACACCGTCAACTTCATCAATATCAAAGGCAAACACATCAGAGAACGCAGTTGCACGAGGTAAGTCATTGAACAGAGAACTAACACTATCAATTGAGATTGCTCTGTTCGTTCTTGATTCGATGTAATCTGTTAGAATTTTATTTCCAAAATTAATTTCATCAGAGGCAAACAATCCAGAAATATTTTTAGAATTTTCTGAAACTAAATCAAAATCATATGAATTGTGAAGAGATTCATTCTCACTCACCAAATCTGCAACAACCACAGCAACTGCTGATGAAACACCAACAGATGCATTATTTCGATTCTTATCATCAGTTGATGCTGTGGAAACAACACTTACATCTGCAAAATTTCTAAATCCAACAACATGTCCAAGACTGTTAACTGGATCTTTCCATGTATCATAATCAATTGGACTTTGTAATGAATATGAGAATGTTTGATAGTAATCATTATCTGCGAGTCTTTGTAATTCTGTGCTTAATTTTCCAGTTTCTTTACGGAAACCACTTCTAAATTCAGAATTTGAATCAATATTAAAAACAGAACTAAACTTAGTTGTTTGTTCAATTAATGCGATTGATTTAGATGATTCACCATTGATTGATTCTCCAACGTTAAAAGTATCATTTGAGAGAACTTTTAAATACTTATTGTTCTCATTCCATGCAACAACAGTCCCTTCTTTATCACCTGTGCTTACTTTTTCTCCAATACTAAATTGATTTGTATCTACACTTATATCAAATGCAGCGATATTTATAAATGGTATCGCTTGTCCAGAAGATGAAGATCCACTAAAGATACCTGGCTGTGTAACTGACCTATCCAAATTGTATGATACAGTTGCATTTCCTCCGCCTGGGTTGGTGTTCACTCCAGTAATTACAAATGGTTCATAATTATAATCTGATGAATTAAATCCACTTCCTGTTGACCCAATACCTATGTTTTCAACATATAATTTTTCTCCTAATGTAAACGGATATGTTGTAGAATCATACGCACCCTCAAGAGTTAAAGTTACCAAGTTAGTGCCGCTTGTGAATGATAGATCTTTAACTTTGATTCCATTATTGTTATTCGTAGCGACAATTCTTGGATTTGTATCATATAATGAGTTTGTGTTTGTTAAAAGTTTAACTTTAGATACAGATGTTCCTTGCAATTCTACATCTGTTATAACCTCATCTTTAACTAAACCAGTCACACGATCTATGACAACAATGCTTGGTGGTTCAAGATAATTTTTACCACCAGAACTAATACCTATACTTGATATCTTAGATAATCTATCTAATCTTAAGATTTGTGGTAATTGTACAGATGGTTGAATTGTTTTATCTGCTGAGTAGTCAAATCCTAAGTTTTTAATTGTATATCTTCTTAATTTACCAGTTTCATTACTATTCAATCTAACTACACCACCAACTCCAAGAGTTGATCCAATTGAAATAACAACTGGAATATTTTGATAATTCCTACCATTTGATATGATTCTTATATTATCAATAGCACCAATAGCTTCCGTAGATGATGTGGCATATTTTAAAGTTGTAGCTTCATCTTTTGTATAACCATCTTTTTCTGGTTGAAATGGTAACACAAATGAGAATGTAGTGCTTCCAATTCCTGTAATTCTATAATCACCGTTGTAACCACTATCTGATATTTTTAAACTAGAATAATTAATAACGTCAGTATCAATGATTGGATTTCTCTTTAATGGAGCGTTAATACCTAAGTTGACAGGTGTTAATTTATAGAATAAATCTTCTGGAGTATTTGATGTGACAGAAAGATCAACTCTCGCAGTTGTTGTTACACCAACTGTTCCCACACCAACGACTTGGAATCCATCATCTTCATCGTTATTAAAATATGGATTTGTAAAGTTTGTATCTCTGAATAACTCAAAATCAAATACTTGTCTTCTCTTTCCAGATATAAC